TTTTTGCTAAAAAATCCTAAAAAAATCCTAAAAATCCTATAAATCCTATTAACTTTTTTAAAAAATAAAAAATTAAATTTTAAAAATGAAAATAGTCAATAGGATTTTTAGGATTTTTAGGACAAAATTAGGACAAAGTTGCAAAACTAAGGAGGAGAACTATGTTTAAAGAAACTTTCAAATACACAGACTATAACGGCGTAGAAAGAGAAGAAACACATTACTTCGATCTGTCTCAGCCGGACATCATGAGACTTAATTACGGCTCAGGCGCAACCCTCAAAGAAATTGTAGAGAAGATCACTCAGGAACAGGATGGAGGCCGGATCATTGAGCTGTTCGAAAAGATCATCCTTGCTGCTTATGGTGAGAAGTCTGAAGACGGCAAGCTCTTTGTCAAAGATGAGGCCGCTCGTCGTAAATTCCAGTACAGTCCCATGTACCCGCAGATGTATATGAGGCTGGCTACAGATGCAGATTATGCAGCACGGTTCGTTCGTGAGATCACGCCGAAGACCGAAGAAGGCGGTAGCAACTTTGCTGTCGTAAAACATTAAAGAAAGGAGGCTAGTGGATGCCACTCCAGATTTTTGTTCCTGGCAGGGAATTGTACAATCGACAAACTAATCAGTTCACAGAATTCAAGGGTACAAACTTACTTCTTGAGCATTCACTAGTTTCTGTTTCAAAATGGGAGGACAAATGGGAAGTCCCCTATCTTTCCAGAAAAGAGAAAACCGATGAACAGGTCATGGATTACATAAGATGTATGACATTGACAAAGAATGTCGATCCGAATGTTTATCGATGCTTAACGGAAGAAAACCTTCTTGCTATTAAGGATTACATAGAGAAAAAACATACGGCAACGACGATAACTAATCATGGGAGAAACGGATCTAATCGAGTTGTTACCTCAGAACTAATCTATTGTTGGATGATCATGCAGAACATTCCAAAAGAGTTCGAGAAGTGGCCTTTAAACCGTTTGATGACCCTCATAGAAGTTTGCAGTATTGAGAGTAATCCGAAGAAGAAACGCGGATTTAAAGAAACTCAGAACTACTATGCTCAGCTGAACAAAGCTCGTCGAGCAAAGTACGGCTCGAAGGGGTGATCCCATGGCTAATAGCTTTCCAACGATCAAATTTTCTTATTCTGGAGATTTGAATAAAACTAGAAATTTCCTTAAAAGTCTACAACAAAAAAGATTTTTAGATAAGTTAGATAAATACGGGCGAATGGGTGTTGAAGCACTTCGAGATGCTACTCCAAAACGAACTGGTACTACTGCCAATTCTTGGGATTACATCATAGAAGACACTGGAGATGCGGTAACTATAACCTGGACCAATTCCAATGAAAATCGATCAATTCCCATTGCGCTACTTATACAATACGGTCACGGTACTGGAACCGGTGGCTGGGTTGCTGGTGTTGATTATATTAATCCAGCATTAAAACCAATTTTTGATGAAATAGCGAAATCTGCCTGGGAGGAGGTAACTAAAGCATGAGTACTTCAATCGAGCAAAGAATTGTTGAGATGAAGTTTGACAACGCTGCGTTTGCTAAAGGTGTTGACTCGACAATTCAAGATCTTGACAAACTAGACAAAGCTACCAAATTCGAAGGTGGAAAGAACGGCCTGAAGCAGCTTCAAGTTGCTGCCGATCAGGTTAACTTTAAACAGCTGTTGGGTGGTATTGATGGTATTCAGGATTCACTCAACCGCATGCAGTCCTTTGGTTTCCAGGTCTTTCAGAATCTTCAAAATAGGGCCATTGACTGGGGCGTAAGTATGGTTAAGTCCTTATCGGTTGATCAGATAGCCGGTGGTTTCAATGAGTATGAACTTAAGATGGATTCCATTAAGACCATCATGAACTCTTCTGGAGCCTCTCTTGATGTCGTTAAAGAGAAGCTTAACGAATTGAATACATATTCTGATAAGACCATTTACTCGTTCTCAGACATGACTTCAAGTATTGGTAAGTTTACTAATGCTGGTGTTGATCTGGACAGTGCGGTAAATGCCATCCAGGGTATTTCAAACCAGGCAGCTCTTGCCGGTGCAAATGCTAATGACGCTTCCCGAGCGATGTATAACTTTGCTCAGGCACTATCCTCTGGTTCGGTTAAGCTGATCGACTGGAAATCAATTGAGAATGCAAACATGGCTACCGTTGATTTCAAGCAGTCCTTGATTGATACGGCTGTTGCTATGGGTACGGTTAAAGAGACTGAAGACGGTTATATTTCAACAACCACAAACGCCCAAGGCAAAACTTCAGAACTGTTCACATCAACACTTGGCTTCAATGACGCTCTGTCCTCTCAATGGATGACAACCGAAGTTCTTACTCAAACCCTACAGAACTATGCAACCGACACTCGTGAGATGACAGATGCTGAACGAGAAGCTTGGGTTGAGAAGATGAAGAGTCTTCACTATACCGATGAACAGATTAAGAGATTCGAAGAACTCGGTCAGAAGTCATTTGATGCTGCTCAGGAAGTTACAACATATTCTAAGATGATCGATGCTCTTAGAGAAGCAGTTGGTTCTGGATGGGCTCAAACATTTGAAATCTTATTTGGTGACCTTGAAGAAGCGACTAAGCTTTGGACTGGAATGAATGATGTTATTGGCGGGATAATTGCGTCTGTTGCCGATACTCGAAATGGCATTCTTGAGTTGTGGAAGGCTAGCGGAGGTCATACATATTTACTCGAAGGTCTTAAGAACATATATTTCATGTTCAAAAACGTGACAGAGTACATTGGCCTAGCGGTAGAAACAATCTTTGGTCATCGAGTATGGGGTAACTTTAAACTTGTTACTGAATTCTTTAAAGATCGGAAGAATTTCTCAGGAAACCTAGTTGTTATACAACGAGTTTCGTCTTTACTTGTTAATATTTCGAAAAGTTTCTTCCGAATAACAGATAATATTAAAAAGTATTTTAATCCGAACCTAAAAGACGGTCAGAAACGACTTGCACAGATCTATCTCGCAGCTCAAGCATTTATTGTACCATTACGAAATGTATTTAGAGTTCTTACTGGTATTGCTAGTAAGGTACTTCCGGTCATTGCAAAAGCAGCAGCTATTGTAGCAAGTGTTGTACTTAAGACCCTCTCTTTAATTGGAGCTTTCTTTACAGTCGGAGGATTCCAGGAAAAAATTGCAGCATTTGCCCACATGATTGTTAGTGTCGTAGGTGGTGTATTTGATGCTATTTCTAAAGTTCTTGATGGTATCTGGTTTGTTCTCAGCAAAACATTCTTAGCCATGAACTTAGACCAGGTTATGGATTCTCTAAATGAGCTTGGTGGCGTATTTGAGCAAGCCTTTGCAAAGGTTCAGGAATTAGCTATCAATGCTTATAATGCCGTATGCCAGTTAATCGATTCATTTGCTCAGCTCTTTGGTTATGCGACAATTGAGGACATGTTCGCTGATATTGCCGGAACTGTTGAAAACGATTTCAATGGAGCTGTTAGTATAGCTTCGGATCTCATTAGTGGTCTAGCAGCAGCGTTTGAATTTTTGTGGAGCTTCGTAGAACCTTTTATTACGAATGTCGGAACCGGATTTGTTGATTGGGTCAACGGTATTAGTACTGCATTCCAGACGAATCCGTTAATGAAGAAATTCACAACTGATTTACAGGCTCTTGGTACGACTATCGAGACTATTTTCTCCAAAGACACAAAACTTATGAAAAAGTCCCCAACCGATAAGTTTAATGAGCTTATTAGTAAGGGATATTCTATCGAAGCCGCAACTAAAAAGATTGAGAATATGTCCGGCAACTTTAATAGTCTTGGCGGTGCTATAGACTACGCGGTTGGCAAGTTCGATGACTTTAAGACTTCAATGTCTAACATAGGTCTGTTCGAAAACATTAAGACTATATTTAATGACGTTGTCGCTTGGATCAAACAGACAAACGTCGGTAGAATTATATCCGGCACACTTGATCCGATCATTCAGACGGTTAAGGATACATTTAAGGATTTCACACTTGGCGATACGTTTGGCGCAATGGGAACAGCGCTTAGTGAGTTCTTTATCAATCTAAAGACCGTTATGGCTACTGCTCCTGATATTAAAACCACTTTCAATTCGATTAAGACGAGTATATCTGTTCTTTATGAAACGATAAAGTCGGTTGCTGGTCCTAAATTCCAGGAGTTTCTTGACCTACTTGATAAACTTAAGAAGGCGCTCAGTCCGAAAGAAGCACTCCCTGATGGTCAAGAAGAGGCTGTTAGTCAGAGTGTTGTTGGTATGATACAAGGGTTCTTAAGTGGCCTTGTCAAAGGTATCGTTACTTTCGACTGGGGCAAGGTTATGAGCCTGCTTACGGTTGTTCTTGGTTTTAAGTTTATGAAGACTGTTTATGATTTCTTAAATAGTCTTTCGATGGTTTCAAAAGGATTTACAGGTCTTGGAAAAACCGTAAAGAAATTTGCAAAGAGCGTTACTGATTTAATCGGTGCTGCTAAGTGGCAGATAATGGCAGATTCTATCTTTAGAATTGCTAGTGCTTTGGTTATGCTTGCAGGCGCTATATTTGTGCTTGCACTGATTCCGAAAGAGAATCTTCAGAACGCAATAACAGCAATGGGAGCAGTTACAGTATTTGCTATCGCTTTAATGCTCGTTTTCGGTTTTGTAAAGAAAATGCTTACCGAAACAAAGGATGCCGAAGAGAAGACTAATAAACTAAAAGAAGCAATCACTGGTTTCATCGACAATGCGAAAGAAGCGCTTAGTAAATTTACTAAGCTTCTTGGAATAGCAGCCATTATAGCTTCGATCGGTGTAGCTTTGGTTCTAATGGCAAAAGTCATTGCTCAGTTCAGCTCTATGCCTTGGGGGTCTTTCTTCAAAGGCTTGGTCATGATGGGTATAGTCATAGTTGCTTTGGGAGCAACATTTGGTGCATTACTTTATATTTCAGATAAGTTTGGAAAAGAGAGTGATGCTAAGAAGATGGCATCTTTAGCACTTTTGATCTATGCTATTAGTAAGAGCTTACAGAAATTAGCTGATGCTGTTGAGGTTCTTGGATCGTTGGATCTTCCAACCTTAGCAAAAGGTATTGGTGCTATTGTTGTTCTAATGATAGCTATTACTGGTATGATTAAATTCATTGGTGGTATCTCGGCAGATGTGAAAGGTATTGCCGCGGCACTGCTTCTAATGTCGGTTGCATTAACACTTCTTGTAATCCCCGTTATGGCATTTGCTTTACTACCGTTCACGAAGATTTTAAAAGCGGCGTTTGCTATAGCTGTACTTATAGGTGCGGTTGGAGCGCTTGCTTTTATATCTGTAGCACTGAAAGACGCTAATGTCGGACTGAAAGAATTTGGTGTTGTTGTGCTATCACTCGTAGGAGTAGCTGCAGCTTTGCTTATATTTGCATTTGCAATCAAGATGCTCACGGACAATGGTGAACAGATTAAGAAGTATGCTGGTATGCTCGTGCTACTTGGTCTTGGTCTTGCTGCCTTTGCTGCTATACTTGGTGGTATTGGATATTTCCTTGGTCCAGGGCTCATGTTAGTAGGACAGGGTATGCTATTCTTTGGTCTTGGCCTTCTTGCCGCAGCCGCAGCCGTATGGGTATTTGCTCAGGCTTGTGTGGTCTTTGCTAATGGTATGGACGCCATTGTTAATGCGGTTAGTGGTCGAGAAGCAGAGGTGGTCAATGCCATTTCTACAATCATAGCAGCGGCTATAAAGGGCATCATTGACGGTCTTGGCCTTGCTCTGGTAGCTATAATACAAGGCCTCGATGACATTATAATTTCAGCTAGAGCATATTTACCAAAAGCACTGATCGACCTTGGTCTTTTGTTGCTAGAATGCTTAGGTGCTGTTATTTGGGCAGTGATTGCTGCTATCGGCGAAATGTTCGTTTGGATTTATCAGAAAATAGATGAAGCGTTCCCGATGTTCTGGGCTAGGATACAGGCTGGTTGGTCTAAAGGCTGGAGAGATTTCCTTGCTCTTATACTGGTCATGCTTAGTGGCATGTTTGGCAAAATACCACTTATTGGTGATGATATTGCAGCTGCACTTGATGGTATGGCTTCTGATCTTGTAAAAACAGGAAAAGAAAAGAGCGATAAAATTCTTGAAGAGGCCCAGGCTGAGATGGAAGCCAAGGCCAAAAATGAAGTGGCCCCAGCAGCAAAAGAATCGGCACAAACAATTGTTGACTCCTACGGTCAACCGTTTGCTGAAAACAATGCAGCAAATAAGGTTACCGGATTTATGTCTGACACAGAACAAAAGATTAAAGAGGGGGCTCCAGCAGCGGCAGAAGCTAGTTCTGAAGCCAGCCAGCAGATTGTTGACAACTTTAATCCAGAAGAAGGTCTTGGTCAGAAAGAGACCGAAATGCTCAATAAGTTGAGTTCCATTGGGGGCGAACAGCAAGCTGTCGTGGATGGTCAGCAGATAGATTATACACATCTGTATGCTAATATGCCAGAAGCATTTAATTCAGCTAGCAGCATGACTGACGCTGATGTTCAGCAGTATCTTGATAGCCTCGGCGTTAAGATGGGTGAACAGGATTATTCGGATGAAGCGCTTGCCAGTATGCAAACCTACGCGCAAGGAGTTGAGGAATCAAAAACGGAAGCTGATACAGCAGCAGAAGAAGTATCAACTGCAGCCGCAGAAAGTCTTAAGAAGGCCGATGCTAGAGGTTCTGGTAGAACTCAGACTCAGGAATTTGCTACAGGTATGCGTATGCAGAAATCCGATGCGACTAGAGCAGCAAATGATGTTGGTGTAGCGGCTAAAAATGAGGCCGATAACGTTGCTAAATCTCAGGGTGTTATAGACATCGGTATACATTTCAATCAGGGTCTTGCTAATGGTATGGTCAACAATCAGAGCATTACGAATACTGCAGCTCGGGTTGTTATGGAAAACGCCATGGCTAGTGCTAAAGCAGCTGCTGTTATTAAATCTCCTTCTAGAAAGATGGAAGAGGTTGGTTACTACTGGGATGCAGGTTTAGCCGTTGGTATTTTTAAGAACGGTAAGATGATATTTGAAACCATTACGGATACTATGAAGACTGCCATCTCTAAGGTGAAACAGTCCATGACCGAAATGGGAGCCGCTATTGAAGACTCCGACATTGACTTTGATCCTGTAATAACGCCAGTGGTTGACTCAGATGAAGCTATTCGGAAGCTCAGAAAACTCAATGATATTTTGAGTGGAGGAACAACTACCACCATTAAGGCCGCAGCTAGAAACGATGCGTTTAATCGTAAGACAGGTCCTATAGGGACCAACAATGTAACAAACAACAGTAATGTCTCCTATGTGCAGAACATTACTTCGCCGAGAGCACTACGTTCTCGTGATATTTACAGACAAACAAAGAATCTCATAGCTGTACAGAAAGGGGCTAGAGCATGATACGTTCGTTTACAGTTACGAATCCGTCAGGAGACAGTCTCACGATGGAGCTTGAGAATCCTAGAAAGTCAGGCTTTTTTGTGGCCGGGATCACTGGTCTCGGCCCGCCAAAGGCCGACATAAATACAACTCGTAAGGCCGGTTCTGATGGCAGTGTTCACAATTCGTCTAAAGTTGAGAGTCGTAACATTGTAATTACTCTTATATACTATACCGATAACGAAAATCGAAATAGTGTAGAAGATCTGCGACATCTAACGTATAAGTACTTTCCTATAAAAAAGAACATAACGTTATATTTTAGAACTGATACAAGACGAGCGTCTATTACTGGCTATGTTGAATCAAATGAAATAGGTTTCTTTACAAACATGGAAGGCTCTCAAATCTCCATTATTTGTAATGATCCATGGTTTACGAGTGAAGACAGTGGTGTAACGAATCTAAAACTATCAACCGTCGAACCTTTATTTGAATTTCCGGTTAGTTTTGTGCCGTATGGTGGTACAATAGAATTCTCAAAAAAGAAGACAATCGTAACTGGAAAGATTCCGTATTATGGTGACATTGAAACTGGTTTCACAATGCGTATAAAATGTATGTCTGCTACTGGAAACATAACCGTTAGTAACATGGATACGCTGGAAAGTTTGGTTGTAGATTCTTCAGTTATCAATAAGTTAACAAGTTCTCCACTAAAAGCTGGTGATATTATTGAAATCACAACCTATACGGGTCGTAAGACAGCTAGGTTATTCCGGAATAATGTCTACACAAACGCTATAGCCGCCATAACTAAAAATTCTACGTGGTTAAAGTTGTATAGTGGAGATAACAATTTATCGGCACAATCACAGAGTGGGCGTGTTGAAGTTTCTTTAGATTTGGTTGTATTGTATGAGGGAATCTGATGGATCTGAACGTGCTCAATAAAAACTTTCTTACGGTTGGAATAATCGACGAATATGAGAGTTTCAACTGGACTGATCGGTACAATGAGGCCGGCGACTTCGAACTGACATTGCTTGTAACCAAAGAATATTTAAGTGTTTTTAAAACGAATTATTACTTATATTTCAAATTATCTGAACATCTAATGATCATAGAAGGTATCGAGATCAAGACGGATTCAGAGAAAGGAAATAGGCTTATTGTTACTGGTCGTTCTCTTGAGTCGTTGTTAGCTAGACGTATACTTTGGTTTAAGATAAGTTTCAACCTCAATAATAGCTTTCAGCATGCTATTGATAGAATGGTCAATGAATCCATGGCTGATAGTAAAAATGTTTGGGGTGATTCGGCTGCTGTGACAAATCGAAGAATACCCGGATTCAAGGTTATAAGAGAATGGAACAACAGTGTGCTCGATGCATTGAAAATGGATGCTATTGAGTATTGGGGCGAAAATCTCTATGATATTGTTGTCGATCTATGTAAAAGTAGAAATCCAGATGTTGGTTTCAAAGTAACGTGGGGACATACAGATCAAGAGGATACGTTCAATTTTAGAGTTTATATCGGCAAAGATCGTAGTTCAAATAATACCGAAGGGAATCCACCCGTTTCATTTAGACCAAGTTTAGAGAACATATTCGATACTGATTACTACGAATCAATTGCAGGTTACAAAACAATCGTGTTAGTCGTAGGCCAATATCCAAAAAACCCCAACGCTGACAAAGATGATAAAGACAACGAGATAATCGACATACAAGCTTGTGCTTATAGAGGGCAAGCCATAACAACGTATACTGGAATGAATCGTAGAGAAGTGTTCTGTGATGCCAGGAGTGTTCCCTATAAAGATGATGATGGTAAGGTATACGATCGAAATACTGTCGTACAACCGGCTTTAATAGAAGAAGGTAAAAAAACTTTAAATAGTCTTTCTAACAAGAAAGCTGAAACCTTCGAAGGGGAAGTGGATTATAAAACGACATACATTTATGGCACAGATTACAAGCTTGGAGATGTTGTAGATGTTGCTGATATTTATGGACACGAAATGAAAGCCCGAATTGTAGAAGTAACATTTTCAGATGATGAAGAAGGATTTTCCATTAACCCAACATTCGAATTATTCGGTGAAGTAATGGGAGGAGAGTAAAGGAGAACTATGGCTACAGAAATGCAAGTATCGAGTGGATTCTTTGATTCCCTTCAAGGATCAGAGAGGCGCTACACGGCCGAAGAATTTAGCTCTATATTTGATGGGTTAATTTCTGACGGTGTTTATGAGAATTATCCAGGAAACAAGGTTAAACCGTTTGCTGTGACACCTGCAAGGAGCGGTTTTAACATTAACGTTGGTCCTGGTAGAGCGTGGTTTCAGCATGTGTGGGTGCTAAACGATAGTACAATTCAATTAACAATTGATCCCCCACATACGACTTATTCAAGAAGAGATACGGTTTTAATCAAAGTAGATAAACTCAATCGTAGTAGTTATATTTTGGTTAGCAAAGGTGAGCCAAGCAGTTCACCAGAGCCGACCATCCCGGAAAACAATGTAAGCGATGGAATTTATTACTATCCGATAGCTTACGTTACGGTTCCCATTAGTGCTGGTAGAGCCGAATATTGTTGGTTTGCAACCACCATTGGCGCGGGTAAGGCTACACCACTAGTCAAAGCTATTGTTCAGCCTTCGATGGATTTTTCTGATTATATTCAGGATTATAACAGTCAGGTTAGTACTCAGATACAAAATTGGGAATCATTAATGTTGGAGCAATTTCAGAATCCAACCGTCTACGATCATGCTATGGTAGCTCAGATCCGAGAAAAGGTAGAGGAGTTTGAAGAGAGCACTGTAACCGCCGAAGGCGTAAATCAAAAAATTGAGAACTTTAGACAGAACCAGGTAGCTCCTATTAGCAATCGTGTATCCGCGATTGAAGATTATTATAACACTAGTTTCGCGTTTTATACGGGGAAAAGTACCAATATTAATAAACCGCCAAAAACCATATGCAAAATGATGATAGGTGGCGAAAACAAAGTTGCAGGTCCGCTACCAACTACTAATAAACTTGGAACTTCAATTCTTCTAATATCCATGAATCCTGATCCGAGTGGAACCGGAAAGTATAATTTTCAAATAGCAGTTGGTCTCACCTACAATATTGGTTTTCGGTTAAAACATGCTGGTACTTGGGACCCTTGGAGATATCTTAGTATTCCTGCTAAATAAGTTTTAAAGGAGGCTGCTATTATGTTAACTATAGTTGGAACGACCATTACATTAACTCGTGGAGACTCCGCTTATATAGCTTTAGATTTGACCTATAAAAATGGTGAAGGCTACGTCCCTGCTGATGGTGATACCATTCGATTTGCAATGAAGAAGACGGTTAACGATATGCTTCCTCCGTTGCTTTTGATCAATATACCGACAGATACTATGATTCTACATATTTCGCCGGAAGATACTAAAAACCTAGCATATGGTCAATATAAGTATGACATACAGCTTACCACTGCAAGTGGTGATGTCGATACTTTTATTACCATGGCAACATTTAATGTCACAGAGGAGATCGATTAAATGCCAGAATTAGAAGCTTCATTAAACGATATAAGCTCTCTTCATGGAGAGATAACCGTATACAATGGCAGTTTTTCATCTACTCAGTTTGCTGTGATTTGGGATCAAATAGTTGAGCGTATTGATTCTTCAGCTAATCCATCAATCACTGTCATCGATGACGAACTTAGTACAACTTCCAAACATCCGGTCGAGAATAGAGCAGTCTCCAAATCTTTGGAGAAATTATATGCTGTGTATCCGACAACAACGTTTAATGGTGACGGTACCAATAACATCGTTACGTTTGAAGACGGGGCAGATGGTATACCTTTGGAGAATCTCATTATTGAAATAGGTCCAGTCCAAAGTGGAAGTGGTGATCCATCGACGGATAACATACGATCGTTTACAAAGATTACAAATTTGTTTATTGGCAGTCAAGAATATTTAGATGAGCAAGGTCAACGTCAAGGACGTATAGCTGCATATTCTTTGGGTTCGGTAGATAGTTTGTATGCTGGTAGGTTAGATTGTAATGCCAATAAAATCTATAAGTATAAAATTTATCCTCAATATGACGGCGAAACACTAGTCGGTCCATGGGTCTCATCAATGGACGTATATGCTGAGGGTACAACTCCAACGAACGGAGCAACTGTTATTGATCTAGGCGAGCTTGATGGATATATATTGTTTACCTATGGTAGAGAAATTTTAACAAAATACTGCACAGAAAAAGGATACAATAAGTATACTATTTCTTCACCTACTGCAGGGAGTATTAAAAGTTTTGAATTATTGTATCATTCAGATCCAAAACTTTACGTTGATATGGCATTAGGCCTCACTGCGACCCAACGTCAAGCCCTAATCGATCTTCTTGACGACTGATATTTTAAAAGGAGAACCAAATGAATAACTATAATCCATACAACAATCAGCTTCAGCAGCCACAACAGCAGAATAACGGTACTCCGCTGATGGTTACTTTGCTGAGTGATATTTCGATGGCGGATACCTACAACCTTGCTCCGAACAGCAGTATGTTCTTTCTAGATCAGAGTATGACAACACTCAAGATGCGGTCTAGAGACCAGAACGGATTTGCCAGACCGGACAGAATCTGGGAGATTAAGGAGACAACTCCTCCTCCACAGACTGTTGAAGGGCCGTATGTAACCAAGGAAGAATTCAATCAGCTTAATGGTAAACTTGACCAGCTCCTGTCTGCGTGGAAGGAGTTTTCTAAATAAGGAGGATAATTATGTGGACTGATCCGATTAGTGCCGTAAAAATGTTTATGCAGGGTGCTCAGAGACAGAATCCAAATCTTGATCCGGCAGCCACTGCAAGAAATATGCTTGGCAATCCCAACATTCAGACTCCTGCTCAGGCGTTGGATATGATGCTTCAGACGGGCCGGATTAATCAGGAAACCTACAACATGTTTAAGGGGATGGTGTGATGGCTATTATTAATGGAAATTTTACAGATGCCGAGGGTAATCTGGTAAACATTGCCGATCTTCTCAGAGGTATTCAGGGCAACACCCAGAACTACGATCATATGTCTCCAATCTCTGGCTGGGTGTATGACGGGGAAGGCAACAAAGTAAACATCATTGATATTATTAAGGCTGCTGATACAACGGATGTTAAAGGCGTTAGTGTTAACGGAAGCGAGCCGGTGATGCCTAATGAAGACGGAGTTGTTGAGATTACTATTTCTGGAGACGGGCAGCCTGTGCAGTTAACTACTTCGGAAAAGAATCAGCTTATTGGGCTGCTTGATTAAGGAGGACATATGAGTTTATATTCTGATTTAAATGAGGTCCTGACGCCGTATGCGCAGAAGATTAAGGGGCTTATGACAGCTAAGGACGAAATAAAGGCTGATTTAGATGATGTAAATGAGCGTATAGATGGGTTAGGCGATGGTGCTCTATCAGACACGGCGATTCAGCTTCTTGAGACAATCCTAAATGCCGCTGTGTATACTTCCGACCAGAGCGCAAATATTGATGCTTTAATCGAGGAATTAATCAGTGGAAGCAACGTTGACAGTATTACGGTTGAAAACGGTGTTATGACCATTCTTGGGCTTGCGAATACGCCAACGCTTTCAAACGGTATTATGAGTATCGCATAAGGAGAAATTGGAAAATGGCAAATCTTTTAATTAACGGCGAGACATATAACGGTGTGAACAAAGTTAAAATTCCAAACACAAACAATGGACAAGAAGAATTTGTCCAGCCGACTGGAACGAAGCAAATTTCCACCAACGGGACACATAATGTGAGTGACTATGCAAACGCAGAGGTTAATGTTCAGGGAGGTGGGGCAACCTTACAGAGTAAGACCGTCACGCCTACAAAAAACACACAGAATGTCGAACCTGATAGTGGTTATGATGGGCTTTCGAGTGTAACTGTTAATCCAATTCCGTCCAACTATATCATTCCTACTGGTGCATTGAATGTCTCGGAAAATGGCACGTTTGATGTAAGTGCATATGCTTCCGCTATCATAAACGTAGCGGCGGCCGCTGGACTTCCGATTTACAAGGGCAAATATACCGTTAGTAATAGAAATACACAGCACACAGTAACACACAATCTCAATCTCAATAGTTACATTTATATATATTGGCTTGATGATATGGATACTTTCCTTGCTGATACAACGAGTACCAGCAATGATCTTGTATTTGGCATTGCATCGTTTAACCCCGATTTAGGCTTGCCATGTGAAGGTTTAGATACGGCAAGAACAACTATGGGAGTGGTAAGAGCGTATAAACCAAGCACTCAAGCGTGGAGTCTGATTGGCGTTGGAATTACAACTACAACAAAAGATAAAATGGAACTGAACTTTACTTATAGTGTTAAGGTCGGTACTTATAGCTACATAATTATTGACCTGTCTAATATGGCAAGGGAGGTTACTACATGAGTACGCTATACGATGGATCTGGAAATCCGATTCTCATAGACGGGAGTTCCGGAAATCTGGAATCTGCTTTCTTCTGCGAAAATCTATGCGTTGCTCCAAATCAGAAAACGCGCTTTTATGGTGACGGGCTTTACTGCCCAAACCCAGCCTCCTTTAGCACGGACATGGCGGCAGTGTATTTTTATGACTCAGATAACAGTCTCATGTTTTTGCATGATGAAAATGGCGACCCAGCACCAATCACTCGTCAGCATGGCACACTTGGGTCGGTCCATTTGCAAAACCGAGAAACGATGGAGTTTGACGGCACAAAGGTGACGTTTAAGCTCTATATCAGTTTGTCCGCTTTCAATGCGAATCAGCCAAACAATATGTGGACGTACTGGTTTGATGAAGTGCCAACTTATATTCGGACAAATCGTGCACTCAGTTATGAAATCTTGTCCACTACGCAAATCCCTAATGATATGCTTTTCACCAAATACGACAAGGAAAAGTCCAGAGGATTTTTAGAGCAGATTAATACTGAAATCGTAGAATCTGAGATTTCTTTACTCAGCACAAGAGACGAACACACAAGGCGTTTCCGCACAGAAATCATCCGAGAGAACAACCGGACACGACACGCTTTCAGAATCGGCAGTTTTAATATTGCAAGATACGGTCAATATCATTGGCCCACAATTAAAAAATGCTTGCAGAACTACGGACTTGACATTTGCGGCTTGCAGGAAGTCTCGTATCCCAATGGCGATAATCCCAATTCAAGTGCTGTGGATGGGAATACGAAGCTCTCCGAGTATTTCGCCTCATGGCAGTTTGACAGCTTCTCCACCAACGGTGCGTATGGGGAATTTCCAAACAACGGCAACTACCCAAATAATGTCCGTTGCATGATGGCTGGGAACGGTTTTAAGGTTGATTCATCAGTAGAAACATTTTTGCAAGAACAGAACCTCGGTGACGGAGACTATCGCTATGTCGAAAAATGCGTCATGTCTCTCCCTCGGTATAAGGACAAGCGTGGGTCAGAAAACCTCAAGCTGTCCATCTATAATACACAGTTGGAAGTACGTGGAGCTTCTATAGCACAAGCACAGGCGAGGGAAATACTCGCAATGGCGCAGGCTGACCCGAATCCGTTTATCATCATCATGGGCGATACAAACGACTTCACGCTGACAAAAGAAGTCTGGAAGATTTTTGATAACGCAGGATTTACGCCAGTTGTGGATACGAACACTTCAACAGTTGCAGGAACCGAAGATTTCAACTGCATTGACAACTTTTTCATTTCATCCCGCATTTCCGCTCTTGATTGGAATGTAGTGTGGGCACAAGACTGGCCATGGACAAAAACTGGAACAGCACAGCCAATGCTTTCCGACCACGATTTGGTCTATTCCGATTTGCAGCTCGACTATTCGGACATTCGCTGCGTTAACCTGTTCCTCACAAACTGCACAACGACATGGACACGCGGATGGCTGTCGGACTCTGAGACGGTCACGTTCACAATTACACCGGACGAAGGTTATCAACTCCCAGCGCAGCCAAACAAAATGCTTGACTGTATGATTTCCAACAGTGCGGCGCTGTCCTACTCCAATGGCACCGTCACCATTGATGGCTCCAAACTGATTGGCGATGTGTTCATCAAAATGGTGGCAACGGAGATAACATAAAAAGGACACTTTAACTCATTGCATTAGTCAACTAAACACCCATTTACCTCGTTCCTTTACAACTTAATATCGCTAATAAAAGCCAATCAACTTTTTAAAGTGGTCTTTCCTTTTGCGGGTGTGGCAGATTCCCGATTTACTCCTTTCTTCCACTAGTCGATTGGCTTTTATATTTATGCACCTTTACAACTGAATATGGAACTTAGCAATCTTATCTTACTTCTAAGGAGGGAATTGTATGTCTTTAGGAGACGGAAGCGGCCTTAGTGCTGCTGATATTATGGCGCTCGCCGGTAACAACAATAATAATGATGGCTTTGGCGCAGGATTCGGAGGAGGATGGTGGGTCATTCTCTTCATTCTTCTTATTTTCGGCGGCTGGGGTGGCCGTGGCTTTGGCTATGGCGGAAACGGCGGTGGCGGTAATGACGGCGTTGCTGCTATGGCTATTCCGTACATGTACAATAATGGTGTCCAGCAGGGATTTGATCAGAGCGCAATCATGACAGCGCTTAACAATCTTAACACGGCTGTAGCCAACGGTTTCGCTGCTATGTCCGTTGACTCCTGCAATAAGGCTATGGCAAACATGCAGGCTATCAATGGTGTTCAGATGCAGATGGCTGACAACCAGTTTGGTCTCGTCACCAACATGAATAACAACCATAATGCTCTGATGATGCAGATGGCCAATAATGAAGCTGCTCGCCAGCAGTGTTGCTGTGATGCCAAACTTCAGATGGCCCAGTTCCAGGCAACCATGCTTGCTGAACATTGCTCCGATCGTGCAGAAGTTGATCGCGCTATGAACGCTCTGTCTACGCAGATGAACGCAGGCTTCCAGGGTGTTTACGATAAGATGGCTCAGAACCGCTATGATGATCTTATGACTAAGTATAATGAAACCCTCCAGAGACTTAACCGTGCTGAAAACGCTGCTTCCCAGAATGCACTGGCTCAGACGCTTATCGCCAATAACCAGGCTCAGACGGATCGTATCATGGACTTCATGAATCCTCCGTATGCAAGACCGTTCTATGGATGGCCTCAGATGCAGCCTCAGTCTTGTTGTGGTAACTCCTGAAAGGAGGTATCATAATGGGATTCTATACTGCTAGCGCTGAGCAGACGATTCAGCCAGGTCAGTCTGTTATATTTACGCTGACCCAGATCCGCGACAATACAGGCAATGTAAAACACAGCGATGGAACGGGCTCATTCATGCTTTCCGGAGGTCCTAATAAGAGACGTACTTGTTGTCCTTGTTGCGATGCTCCGTGCAAACAGTATCCGGTTAATTTCGGAGCCAATATCGCTATTCCGACAGACGGAACAGTTGGCCCGATTTCTGTGGCTTTCTCTGTTGGAGGATCTATAGTTCCGGCAAGCACTATGGAAGTACCACCCGCAGCAGTCGAACAGTATTTCAACATCAGCAGAGAGATACCCGTGCCTATTTTCTGTGGATGCTGCCAGACTTTTACGGTTACCAATACCTCCGACCAGGCAATCCTCATGAAGAACGCTACTATTGAAATCTGAGAAAGGAGGAAGTGAGAATGTTATCTAATTCAGATTACGAAGCACTTGAAGACCTTCTTTGCTCAGAAATCAAGAAGGTAGTTAAGAAAGGTGAGATAAAGGACGCAAC